ATAAACCGACTTTTTATGTTCCAACAAATAAAGACTCTTCATTCAGAAGTATCAAAGGTAAAAACCTAGAACCCAAAAAATTTAGTTCGATTGCACAAGCACGACAGTTTCGTGAGAAGTGGAAAGATGTAGAAGGTTTTGATGTACATGGGATTGAGAGACATCCTTACGCTTATATTGCAGAGTACTTTCCTCAAGACATCCAGTGGATGATGAGACATGTTCGTATCATGAATCTTGATATTGAGTGTGAGTGTGAAAATGGATTTCCAGAACCAACAGAAGCTGCAGAAGAAATCAATGCAATTAGTTTCAAGATGTTTGGTAAAGATACCAAGTATGTTTTCGGTACACAAGCATGGGAACACAATGACCCCACAATTAAATATTTTCATTGTCAAAATGAAAAACAACTACTAAAGACTTTCCTAGATGAATATAAAAAGATATATCCAGACATTATCACTGGATGGAATGTTGACCAGTTTGATATCACTTATCTTTATAATAGGATATCTAAACTGTTTAGTACGACTATAGCAGACCAACTCTCACCTTGGAACATAACAACTGTTCGTGAGTGGGAAAATTTCAACAAGAAACAACAAGCATACACACTAACTGGTGTTGAGGTTGTAGATTACTTGCAACTTTATCAGAAGTTTACATTTAAAAGAAGAGATAGTTACAAACTAGAAAACATATCACAGATTGAACTGGGTAAAGGTAAAATCAATTATGAAGAGTTTGGTGCAATGCATCTATTTTATAAGAAAGATTATCAAAAGTTTTTAGAGTATAATGTTCGTGATGTGACTTTGGTAGAAGAACTAGATGATAAACTAGGACTTATGGGTCTACTACTTGCAATGTCCTATTCTGCAAAGTGCAACTATCTAGATGCATTTAGACAAGTAAGATACTGGGATATCCTAATCTTCAATAGACTTAGACAACAAAACATTATTGTTCCACCATCTAGGTCATCGTCACCTAAGAAACAAAAATTCATGGGTGCATATGTTAAAGAACCACAGGTAGGAATGCACAATTGGGTTGTATCGTTTGACTTAAATAGTCTGTATCCTCATTTGATTATGCAATACAATATCAGTCCAGAGACCTACAATGGTATCACGATGGATACTGTAAATGTAGAAAAGATGTTAAACAAAGAAGTTCAAATAGAAGGTAACTTTGCAACCACACCAAATGGTGCAAGATTCAGTAAAAACAAACAAGGTTTCCTTCCAGAGATTCTAGAAAACTTATATGATGAAAGAGTTTTGTGGAAGAAAAAAATGATTGAATTTCAAAAAGAATTTCAACAAACAGATGACCCTAAAAGAAAACAAGAACTTAATAGAGAAATTGCAATTGCATATAACAATCAAATGGTTCGTAAAATTTCATTGAACTCAGCTTATGGTGCAATCGGTAATGAATGGTTCAGATATTTTGAGTTAGGTCTTGCAGAGGCAGTTACAAGTAGTGGTCAACTTGCAATTAAATGGGTCGAAAATGCAGTTAACAAGTACTTAAATACCATTTTAGGTACAGATGCAGATTATGTGGTTGCAATTGATACTGATTCAATCTATGTAAGATTTGATGAACTTGTACAAAAAGTTAATCCACAAAACCCTATTGAATTTCTAGACCAAGTTGCAGATGGTAAGATGCAAGATGTAATCAATAACTGTTATTCAGAACTTGCAGATTATACTAATGCATATCAAAACAAAATGGTAATGGGTCGTGAGGTAATTGCAGACAAAGGTATTTGGACAGCAAAGAAAAGATACATCCTTAATGTTCATGATAACGAAGGTGTTCGATTAAACGAACCTAAACTTAAAATGATGGGTATTGAAACTGCAAAGTCTTCTACCCCAGCATGGGTTCGTAGTAAGTTAGAAGATGCAATCAAAGTACTAATGAAAGGTGATGAAAAACTCGTGCATGAATTTGTAGATGATGCAAGGAAAGAGTTCAAAACATTAGAACTATCTGAAATTGCATTCCCTAGAAAGGTAAATGGTATTTACGAATATGAGAATGCAGTCACTATTTACAAGAAGTCAACACCGATGCATGTAAGAGCATCCTTAATGTTTAATCATTTATTAAAACAGAAAGGATTAGATATGCAATTTGAACCAATTCAAAGTGGTGAACATATTAAGTTTATATATCTAAAAATACCAAATCCCAGTAAAGAGAATGTCATTGGATTTATAAACAATTTACCTAGGGAGTTTGAACTGCATCCTTACATTGATTATGATTTACAATTTGATAAGTCATTCATTGAACCTCTTAAATTGATTCTTGAAAAAATAGGTTGGTCGACTGAGCCTCAGTCGTCTCTAGAAGAATTTTTCAGTTGACAGAATAGAGAATGGTAGTATAATAGTATAACAGTCGAGGAATATATTATGGATTTATTGAAAGACCTTGCAAAAGCAAGTGGTAATGAGTTAGCAGGAGTAGTATCCGATGGAATCGTGGCAGGTGATGTCGATGGTTATATTGATACTGGTTCTTATATTTTAAATGCACTAGTAAGTGGTGATATCTATCGTGGTATCCCATCTAATAAGATAACTGCATTGGCAGGTGAAAGTGCAACAGGTAAAACATTTTTTGCATTAGGAATGGTGCAAAAGTTTTTAGATGACAACCCAGAGGGTAATGTTGTTTATTTTGAGTCTGAATCTGCATTGACTCAAGAAATGTTAGAAGACAGAGGAATCGATACAAGTCGTATTCTTTTAGTCCCAGTAACTACTATTGAAGAGTTTAGAACACAAGCAGTTAATATCATAGATGGATTTGATAAACAAAAGAAAGGTGACGAAAAACTTTTCTTTGTTTTAGATTCACTAGGTATGTTATCTACAATCAAAGAAACAGAAGATATTGGGTCTGGTAAAAATGTCAGAGACATGACCAAAGCACAAGTTATTAAAGGTACATTTAGAGTGTTAACTTTGAAACTTGGTAAGGTAGGAATTCCGATGATAGTAACGAACCACACTTATGATGTGATTGGTTCTATGTTCCCACAAAAAGAAATGGGTGGTGGAAGTGGTCTCAAGTATGCAGCTTCTTCTATTATCTATCTTTCTAAAAAGAAAGAAAAAGATGGAACAGAAGTTATTGGAAACATTATTCATTGTAAGAATCAAAAATCAAGACTTACAGTAGAGAATAAAATGGTTGATGTTCGTCTAACCTATGATAAAGGATTAGATAAACATTATGGTTTGTTAGACCTTGCACTTAAGTATGGTATCTTTAAACAAACTTCAACAAGAATAGAACTTCCAAATGGAACTACCCAGTTCGGTAAAACTATTAACAACAATCCAGAAAAATACTTTACAGAAGATATCTTAGAACAACTCAATGAGTGTGCAAAGAAAGAATTCAAATATGGTAAAGAAGAGATTCAAGAAGTTGTCGATGAAGAAACAGGTGAAGTAATTGCAGAATAGAATAGAAGATTCAATCCTAAAAAACTTATTCGTTTCAGATACATTTACTAGAAAAGTAATCCCTTATCTTGAGGAAGATTACTTTACAGATAGGTCTGAACGATTAGTTTACAAACAGATTGGTGAATACTTTATGAAGTATAATGAGTGTCCTACTCATGAGGCACTTAGTATTCAAATTAATGATTTGTCTGGACATAATGATGAAGAAATAAAGAATGCATTGACTGTTGTTAATCAGTGTAAAACAAATACTGAGGAAACACCACACGACTTTCTTGTAGATGAAACTGAGAAATGGTGCAAAGATAGAGCAATTTATAATGCAGTTATGGAAAGTATTCAGATTATTGATAAGTCATCTTCCAGAGAAAAGGGTGAGATTCCAGATATTCTAAAAGATGCATTGTCAGTTTCTTTTGACCAACATATTGGTCATGACTTCATCGAGGATGCAGATGATAGATTTATATCTTACAATACTGTAGAAGATAAACTACCATTTGACCTTGAAATGATGAACAAGATTACGAAGGGTGGTTTACCAAATAAAACCTTGAATGTTATTATGGCAGGAACAGGTGTTGGTAAATCACTATTCATGTGTCATTGTGCAGCTAATAATCTTATGATGGGTAAAAATGTACTTTATATATCCATGGAAATGAGTGAAGAAAAAATTGCAGAAAGAATTGATGCAAATCTAATGAACTTACCTATTCAAGAACTTTCTAATCTACCAAAAGATATGTATGACAAGAAAGTTAAATCGATTCGTGATAAGACTACAGGTAAACTAATTGTCAAAGAGTATCCAACTGCATCTGCACATACAGGACACTTTAGACATCTATTGCAAGAACTTAATCTTAAAAAAGACTTTATTCCAGATATCATATATCTTGATTATCTAAACATTTGTTCATCTGCAAGAATGAGAGCAGGTGCAAATGTAAACTCTTACACAATGGTTAAGAGTATTGCAGAAGAACTAAGAGGTCTTGCAGTTGAGTTTAAATTACCAATCATGACTGCAACTCAAACTAACAGACAAGGATTTACATCAACTGATGTAGGACTTGAAGATACATCTGAATCATTTGGTTTACCAGCAACAGCAGATTTGATGGTTGCATTGATATCTACAGAAGAACTAGAAGAACTTGACCAAATCATGGTTAAACAGTTAAAAAATAGATACAATGACCCAACATACTACAGAAGATTCATCATAGGTGTAGATAGGAGTCGTATGAAGTTGTATGATACTGAACAATCTGCAACAGAAGAATTACATGATTCACCACCAGCTTTTGATAATAGTGAATCTGGTAGAAGAATCTCTGGAGAAAAAACTGATGGATGGGATATATAATCCTCAATGGTATGAACTACCAGATGTATCTACCAATACACATGTATTAATAGTAGATGCACCAGAAGATGTGACATGTCTTAATCAAGAATTTTGTAATCTTATTGACTCAGACATCAATACTGGTGGTGACAAACAATCTATAAATGCTGGTCTATCTAAATTCACTGGATGGAAATTTTTCAATAAACATACAGACCATCTATTAAGTTGGGTAGCACATGTCATAACTAAATGTTATCTTGAAAGTGTAATGACTGATACATTTTTACCAGTAATGACTCAAGTCTGGGGAATGAAGTATGAAAAAAATGATGTATCTCCAGCTCACAATCATACACCATCAATCTTTAGTTGGACATATTATCCTTATATAGAAAACTTAGAAAAAGTAAGACCATTAGAACTTTGTAAAGTTCCAGATGGTAGTATAGAAATAGATGTATCTTCATGTGCAGAACATGTACAAGATAAAACAAAACAATGGGGAGAACCTCTTATCTCTATTCGACCTTATACAGGTCAATTAGTAGTATTCCCATCGTATGTGTATCATCAAGTAAAACCAGTAAAAGACAATGTTGGAAGATATTGTATAGCTGGAAATGTTGCACATGATTTTGATGCATCAACTATGGTAAATGTTTGACACATAGGTACATTTTTTCATATAATGTTAAGTATGGAAAATGGTATAAAAATTCAAGAGAGGGGTGGTCAATTTAAGATTATCGAAATCCCTCTAAATTCGAAAGAAATGCAGCTTGCATTAGATAAATCTAATCCAGACGCAAGTTGGTCACTTATGTGCGACTCTATAAATTATCGTATTGGTATCGATGTAATTGGTAACTATGACTTAGTTTCCCTTGTCCTAAAGGGTGATGAAAGACCTTTACACTAGGGTACATATTTTGATATAATATATGTATAAATTAAGGAGTACATATGAAATTATCAGAATTAGTTAACGAAGTCAACAAAGAACAAGAGTTAGAACAACTATGTCAAAAACTCTGTGATGATTTGTTGAAAGAACATCAACGACAATATCCTACTCTTACAGACTATTCTTATGAATACAAAGTGTCTAGGAAGTATATCAAAATAATCATGAATAGTGGAAACCAGCGTTCTGTTTGGGGTTTCATTAATCGTTTTGAATTTCAAAAAGGAAATACTGGTATTACTTTCAAAGAAGGTGATGTATTGAAATCAGCTGGTTGGGCAACTCCAGCATTGAACGCTCCAAGAGGTAATCTCTTTGAGGGATATCAAATCATGGGAATGAGAAAATATGGGCCAGACTACTTAAGGTAGTTTGACTTATAGGTACATAATTTAGTATAATATGTACATAGTGAGGAAAAAAATTATGACAATACAAGAAATCTGTTTAAAATTAAATGAAGAAAACATTAGTAAATTGGCAAAATATACTGGTGCAGAGGGTGTTTCAATGAAGGAATATGCACTTGCATTATTAGGGAGTCAGTCATAATGAAATTAGGTAATGCAGAAATAGTGATATCAAGAGAGGGTAAAATCTCAACATCAAAATTGTTAAAGTTCTTGAAAGAAAAAGTTAAATTAAATCTAGTTCCAGTTCGTGGTCAATATGATGCATATTGGTTAAGTGGTAAAGATGGTTACGACATGGTAGATGGTAATAAGTATTACAAGTTAACATTAAATAGTTATGGTATAGAAATTAATTGTACTGGTGATTACAATGCATTCAGTATGAAAGGTTCTTTAATTAATTGGATGAAGGCAGAGTTGCCAACTCCTCTTGTAGACGAGGCAGCATAATATGGAAAAAGCACTAATAGTAAATACACAATATTTGGAAAACTATAACTTAGATGGTGGGAACTATTGGAAGTTCAAGGGTGGTAAAGAATATGTTATTTCGTTTGGTGTTACCAAAGAGATTTATGAAGAAGATGCATATGGTAAGGGTGTACATTCTTACTATGAATGTCCAGAGATTTCTGAGGCAACTATACTTGCATTGATTAATCAATTAGGTCATGCATCTAGTACTGGATTTCAAGAGTTCGTAAAGGATTGGGAAGTTACAAATTTACCTTCTGCAATGACAGAAAATGAAATGTATTGGCAAAAAGATAAAGAAGCCTTTGAATTATTCAAAGCAAAAAGAATGACTTGGAAAGAGTTAGAAAACCAAGTTAAGGAGTTATAATGGAAAATAAAATACCAAAGAACATTTTTATTGACATGGATGGAGTCCTTGTCGATTTTGAGAAAGGAATCAGTGAACTTATTGGTCACCCTTTGGGGAGTGACAACTATGGTCATTCTGAGTATGACAGGAGAAAACAAGAGTTAACTGATAAAAGATGTTTCAGAAAATTACCACCTATGGTGGATTATCATGAGTTAATTGGGTATGTAAAACATACTGGACTTAACTGGGAAATCTTAACAGCAGCTGGTGCAATAAACAGACAGCTTGTAGTTTATGATAAAACAGAGTGGATAAAAGAATATGTAGACCCTTTTGTGGTAGTAACATGCACTTATAGTGGTAGTCAGAAGAAGATTTTTGCCCAAAAAGGTAATGTTCTTATTGATGACAGACCAGAAAATATTGAAGCATGGGAGTCAGAAGGTGGTATTGGTATCGTTCATAAAAATGCAAGAGATACTATTAACGAACTTAAAAAGTTAAGAAGTCCATTAAAATTGGTAAAAGAAGGGTCTGAAAATGCATAAATACTATAATAAGGATTATTATCCGAAAGTTGGTGAAGATGCTTTACCATGGTTACAGTATCGCAAACGAGTGAGGAGAAATCGATACACATTGATTGGAATTACAATATGTCTAATGATAATGGGAATAAGTCTGGTACTTTAACAGGCAATGCAACAGTTGATATTCTTCAAAGGAAAGTTACTTTGAAGAAGGAACTCATACATCTTAGAAAACTCAAAGTCAATGAAGAAAGACAATCACAACTAGAAACACAAATAGAAGAATATGAAAATCTTCTAAAAACTCATAGATTAAAGAAATGAATCCAGTGAAATCGTAGGGAAATAAACAGAGTCGATTGGCGTCCTTCCGCTCGGATAAAGTTAGGAAAACATTCACATATAACTAACAGAGTAAATTGCCACTAAGGGAACATCATGATGTTCCCTTTTTTATATGCATAAATAGTATTATGAATACATTTTTAGACCACTTAAACGAAGATAATTCACCAGTAGATAACATAGGTCATGATATGCCTATGTCATCTAAAAGAAAGAAACAGCTTGCAGTTGATAGAGGTATCTTCAAAGATTTCGATGTTAATCAATGGTCTGATTATACTCCCTATCCAAACTCATCTGAGAATACTAAGAGAGAACTTAAACAGTTGCAATCTTATGAAGTCTATCGTGATAATGCACAAGAATTTATGGACTTAGTAGATACTAAGTTATTAAAACCATTTATAGATTACTATAAAAAACATGACTTACCTTTAAAAGATATAGAAGAATGTAAGATACTAAAAGACCAATTTGCACCTATAGTTTTACAACTTAAAATACATTACAATAGACCAAGACCACAAAAATTATCAAAAGTACTTACATTCTTTCGTAAAGCAAACTTCAATGTATATCCATTAAAAACAGCAGAAACACCTTCATATCCATCTGGACATGCAACAGAAGGTAGATTTGTAAGTTTGTATCTTGTAGATAGAGTACCATTTGAACACAAAGGTAACATCAAAAGAATAGGAGACGACATAGGTCATTCAAGACAAATAGCAGGTGTTCATTATCCAACAGATACAGAGTTCGGTCATCAACTTGCTGGTGCATTCTATAGTCACTTTAAGAGAAAAACTGGTATAAAAGAAAACAAAATACACTTTGATGGTATAGTATTAACAGAGGCTGGTCTCAAAGGTATAGATTTATTTAAAAGAGACAACAAAGAAAAGTTTATAAAGTTAGTAGATAGTGGTGAACTCAAAGATGAAAGTGGTAAAAAAATAAAAGTAGATAAAGATTTATGGCCAGAATTAAAGAAATCATTACAAGGTGCAGAAGATTGGAATGAAATTTCTAAAACTTCTTTTAGTACAAAGAATGTTAAATCTGTATTTGGTACGACACTTAGTGGAATTGGAAAGGGTGTTAATGACTTGTCTGGTGGTAAACAAGGTAAGAAAGACCCAACTGGTGAAGACTGGGAAGCAATGATTGTACTTGGTCAGAAGGAAGAAGATGGTGAAGACTTTGATGGAACAGATGAG